CAAAGCTGTAGCTCTTGCACCTAAACCTCCTGATGTATCCCAAATAAACGTGCCACCATTTAAAACTGTTGCAATTAAATCCTCACCAAAATTATCTAATGACCAATTTCTACCTTCAATGACAACATTAGAGGAAGACCTTGGTGTATCCCAAGTGCTAGCTCCCCAAGTTTCTGTGCCCCAACCATATCCATATGTAGATGATGTAGGTCCAGGATTTATTTGATAGCTTGCGTCTGTAGAACCACCACCTGCAGCTGTTGTTCCAGATGCATTTGTGCCAGCATTTATTGTGTAAGTGTTTGAACTTGGAACTGTTATAATTTCAAATTCATTATTAAAATCAATGCCATCAACAACATTTGTAGCAGAGCCATTATCAAAAGTAACAAAAGCACCTACCTCTGCTTGATGTCCAGCATCAGTTACTGTAACTGTTGCAGATCCGCTTGATGTAGCAAAAGGGTTTGTAAGACTAGCGGTTCTTCTTATAGGTGTAATATCATAAACCTTACCCTCAGAAAAAATATATAATTTTCTATCTGTGCCTAAACCTAAATATCTTGTGCCATCTAGTCCAATCCAAGAATGACTGTCTCTCACAACTCCAACTACCGTTACATTAGGATTAGGTAAATTTACCCATCCACCCCATCTTTCTGGTTTACCATAGTGAAATCTGACAAAATCTGAATCTACGTATTTACGATCATCACCTGCGGAGTATGCAGTGTCTTGCTTGTCAATGCCAGGGCGAAACTTTAAATCAACTAATTGCATACTACAATAATAAATTACTTATTGTTTTGTGGCAAGAATTGAGTTCCAACATTGCCTCTAAATGCATAGTTACCGTAATGAGTCATACCACTCATAATATCTGCATATATTTTGCCACCCATATTTTGCCATAAACGACAGAAAGCATAGTCTTCTGAGAGATATCTTTTACTTTGTGGTTCTATCATTGTGTCAAAAAAAGTATAATTCCAATCCGATGTTTTATGGTAGTCAAATTCTTTGTCGTGAGATTGATTAATATGCTGATCAGGGACAAACTTTAATTCTGGATAGATTTTAGCCATCCTTACAAATACTTCTTTTTTAATTAACATAAATCCAGTTGGCCCATCCATGACCTCAATGAAACCTTTATCTAGTAATATTTTATTGGGATCTTTTACATTTAAATTATATTGTAGCGAAGCTGCAAGCAACTCATCTTCAGACATATTTGGTTTTTCTTTAAGTCTCTTTTTTACTTTAATCCAATCAATAGTTTTTCTAGGATAGATACCTGTTACGACGTCTTTGTTGTAGTCAAGCATTCTTATTACTGCTTCAGGATTAAAAGCTAGATCAGCGTCTATAAATAATAAATGAGTATAGTCACCATCCATGAATAATTGCACTAAAGTGTTTCTAGCTCTAGTTATTAATGACTCATTACCGATTGTTCCAAACTGTAATTCTATTTTTTTAGATGCAGCTAAAGCAACAAGTTGCATGCAACTTTTAAAATAATCTGCTGTTATTACGCCACCATAACAAGGAGTGCCTATAAATAATTTACTTTTCTCCATCGTAAGGATTCCAATTTTTTACGTACTCACCTATGTAATTTGCAGCTAAAGTAATTCTTGTTTGATCACTTGTATTTGGTGACACAGAATGTGTCTGACATCCAGTGAAAAAAATTACACTACCCTCTTTAGGTTTTACTAATTTAATATTGGCGTCTTCGTTTTTTTTGCGTAACCGAAACCTATCATTTCTGTGAAAAAAGAAATTACTTGGAGAGTGTTCCGATGAAACATAGTAAACAGCAGAAAGTAAACAATTATGTTCGTGCTCTTGAGCCCATTGATTCTTATCAAACCAGTTTATCCACCCGTCCATCGGACTTAGTTTAGGAGCTTCCCAGCCTTCTTGTTCTATTGATTTTGTAATAGTAGCAGCAATTATTTCTATAATATTAAAAACTGCAGGATACCTTGCAAAAGAATCCCAAGCTGTTTTGTGAGCTCGCACAGGTCTGTCTTGAAAATTCTCTGTGCTAAAATTATGCATAGCTTTGTTTTTCTCAACTAAAACTATGCTTTCTATTTCTTTCTTCCAATGCTCGTGATCCGGCATCATAAAAGACCAAACGTAATCTGTAAAAACTTCTTGTTTATCTACTTTAATTTCCATACTTACCTCCAAAAAAACCAAAAGATGCTACGATTCTAGGTGTTATAGATATAGCTTTGTGTCTACTACCCCTTGAAACAAACAATAAATCACCTTTTTCTATTTCATAAAAATTATCCTTTACCTTATAAACGGTTTTCCCATACAAACCCAATAGAAAAACATCCTCTCTGTCCACATGAGATGGACCAGAATTAGATGCGAAAGAATAAAACAATCTACAGCCATCTTCTTCATTAAAATTATATTGAAAAGTTTTTCTTAAAAAATTTAAAATATAAAGAAAAGGAGAGTAAGATTCGTCGATAGGAGTTGACCAAGTTTTTTCGTATGATCCCCCATGATCAACGGGACATGTGTAATGCTCAATAAAACCGATTAGAAAATTAAAATCATAATCTATTTCTAAATCTGTGAATTTTTTTATGTGCGTTGTTTTTTTATCTTTTATTGTTTTAAAATTATCTGAATTGATTAACATATTTGTATATTAGATGATATTATAATTCTTTCACCGTCATGATAATTTTCACCTTTATGTAACAAATTACTTGGAAAAATTATAAATTTGCCTACTTCAGAGGGTAAATCAAATTGATCTTCCATGCTCGTTAAATTAGGACTATGAAAAGTTGTGCCACCTATGGCAGATAAATATAAAATACTTGAAAAGTTATTGGTCCCACCGTTTAAAAAATTTGCGTGTTTATGTGTATCATGAACACTATTTTTATTATAAAAGGCCGTCCAATATTCAAATACATTAAAAGTATTGAAACGATTTACCATTGAGTACATTAGTTTTTCATACTCATGCAGTTGTATTGGATTATTGTAATCTGAATAATAATCACCAACTCCTCCATGATTAGAAAATACTAGACTTCTTTTTTTTATTTCTTCTTTTTTTAGTAGCACTTCATTTATCAAAGGCTCTATCTCCTTGTTTGTAAATTTAAAAACAAATATTTTTGTACAAAAAAGTTCTAAATTTTTATCTTGTTGCATACTCTACTTTCAAAAACTCATCGACTATTTTTTTAGGCTCAATCTCAACACAGTATGGATACTCTGATATTATATTAGTATTGTTTTCATAACCAAACATTTCTGGTTTTGATGTGCCCCAAAGCACAACACCCTTTTTATTAAATGATTTATTTGCACACATATGTTGTAATGCGCTATCAATAGATATGAAAGATACACAATATTTAGCGAGTATCATAAAGTCTATTTTGTCTACAAACTTTGGATTGCCGCCAAAGTTATTAAAAGCCATGGTGTTTAGTAAAGGCTCTTGCTCATTATTGTGCCCAAACACAATTATATTCACACCTGGTAATGCCTCTCTTAACAAGTTAACAACTTCTTGTCCTTGATTATAGTTTCTCCCTGCATTTTCTAAGTCATAGTTTTCTATCTTTACACTTTGTCCACCTGTAAACTGCACTAAAATAAACTTACCCAACTTCATTATGTCTTTTTCTAGTTCTTTCTCTCTTCTTTCGTTAATGGAAAAATTAGGTCTTCTGTCATTATTGTCTGGCAAGTCATACATTTGTCGCCAATAATCAATAATGTGACAATCGCCTTTTAAAAAATTAGATCTATACGGTTCATTGTAAAAAACATTCCAATAATTATTGAAGAAAGTATGTGTATGATCATGCAAAGGTAGTATGTGTAGAGGTGTAGAGAAAGCTATTCGTTTATCATATTTAAAAAGTTCTGGCCAACTAGACATAATACAAATTTTTTTTAAGACAGTTAGGTCGTCAAGTAATGAAGTAAACTGTAAATGTTTGCCCACTCCACCATCTAAAATATGTATGTCTGGTAATTTATCTTGTTGCATATTCTACTTTTAAATATTCTATTTTTCTAACCCAACCACGTGGTATTGCTATAGCACCGCCCCCATGATTATCATCTTTATCTATACACCAGGATCTCATAATTACAATCTTATCATCGTTATTTACAACCATGTAACCAACCTCTTGGCACACGGCCAACGGTGCATCTATTATATCTTTGTAAGGTAGCCAACCAGTTTCCATGTCTTTAGCGTCTAACCATGTGATACGAACCATGGGAAATTTTTCCGTATCTGACATACTATTAAATCGTTAACCTACCCATATTAAAGGACCTTCCTTTTTCATCTTTGCCAAAAGTTCCTTTAGCAAAAACTTCAAATGCTAAACACAATCTAGGATTAGTAGTAGTGTGTGTTCCCATAGAATGCTCTAGTGCAGCATCAAAAATTATTAAATCATTTTTTTTAGGAAAATAACTTAATTTCTCTTGATTAAATTCATTGTCAGATTCGTATGTGTATTTTAAATACTGGTAGTGTCTTCTTTTTTGAAAACTAATGCAATCCATGCCTTCATCTAAATTTAAATATAATACCCCTGTAAAAAAAGAATTTATATGATCATGAAAAATACCACTAGAATACGCTTTATTTATATTTATTAACCAAGATCTAGTAATATAAAATTTTAAATCTTTATTTATTTGTAAAATATTTGCGGTAAATTTTTGAATGTGAAGATCTATCTGTTTTTTAATATCTTGAAAAGCTTTCTGATCAAGAATATTATCACTTATTGAGTATTGTTCATCCTCTTTAGAGAATTCTACGCCAGATATGTCATAGCTTTTAATGTCTAAGTTATCTTTATAAATTACTTCGGGAAATATTTTAAAGATCATTCTGCTTTGAATTCAGCATCTTTTGGCACCAAACGTAAATTAAAGGACACAGATCTTCTTTCTTCATTTGGCGTACGGAATGGATAAACCATGTGTGTCAACCAAGAAGGAAACAAAAATATATCACCAACTTCTGGTGGATGTTGTAGTTTGTGTCCGCTAAAAGTTTTGGGATCTCCACACATAAAAATAATATCACCAACGCTAGGATAATGATCCTCCGCTGCTCTTTCTTTTTCTATGCTTTCTGGCATCTTTGTATAAAACACACCAGATAAATCACCATCGTGCATGTGTGCAGGGTTAAAGTCTCCCGCCCATTGGCTCACGGCCCACATTGATTCAATTA